AGGCATCCAGACCATCGAGCCGAATACGACGAGGGCAGAGGCCTCAACACCGAAGTCAGCTACATTGAAGCCTATATGCGTGTCGACATGCAGGGCACCGGGATTCGCCAGCTCCGCAAGATCTGTTGTGCTGGTGGCAACTTTGAAATCCTCCGCAACACCCCGGTAGATGAGCATCCCTGGTCAATCTTTAGAATGGAGCCCTTACCCCATAGCTGGTCAGGCCTCTCGATCTTTGATGCTTGTGGAGATCTACAGCAGCTGCAATCGAGCATCTGGCGACAGATCCTCGATTCCCTGGCGTTAGCCACCACTCCGCGCATGAGCTACACAGAAGGCCAAGTATCGTTTGAAGCCCTCGCCAACGAAGAGATTGGGGCACTCATTCCGGTGCAACAACCTGGCGCAATTCAGCCCATCACGGTGCCCTTCCTGGGCCAGCAGGCCTTGCCCTTGATCCAGGTCTTGGATCGGATCCGGGAGCAGCGCACTGGGGTGACCGATGCATCGCAAGGGATGGATCAGGAGAGCTTGCAGTCGATGACCGCAATCGGGGTCCAGGCGAACATCAAAGCCAGCCAATCCCGGCTCGAGTTGATAACTAGGAACCTGATCAATACCGGGCTGGTCCCGATGTTCAAGCGGATGTTGAAGCTAACGGTGCATCATCAGAATCAGCAGGATCTGATGTTACTCCGGGGTCAATACGTTCCAGTATTCCCGGGGAGCTATCCGGAAATGGATGTCCGAGTAACGATGCCACTAGGTGGCGCGGACACCACGCAACGCACTGCCATTTTGCAACAGACGATTCAAAAACAGCAGGAATTATTGCAGCTTCTCGGGCCAGAGAACCCATTGGTCAGCCTGCAGAATATTCGAGCTGCCATGATCCGGATGCTCGAACTCAATGGGATCACAGAGGCCCAGGCCTATTTCAACGATCCAACCATTGCGATGCAACAGCAGGCGCAGCAACCTCCGCAACCTCCTCCACCCTCACCAGAGCAGATTCTGGCGAATGCGGAGCTGGAGAAGACCAGGCTCCAATTGTTACAAGATGCTTATGAGCTGAGCCTAAAAGATGATCGTGAACGCGATCGAGACACGGTTGCGATGTACACGAAGATCCAGGAACTGCAGCTCAAGTATGGCACTCAGCTCAATGTAGATGGATTGATGTCTGAGCTGCAACGCAATCGAGAGCTGGAGCGTTCCCAGAATGATGTAGCAGCGCAGGCTTACAAGATTGCCTTGGCGCAGATGAGTGGCCTCCCTCCGCAAACGCCACCGAATCCCACTCCGCAACCGATGATGCCCCCACCGGGTCCACCAGTGATGCCCCCACCGGGGCCACCAGGTCCACAACCACCACAACCAAGACCACCGGGGATGATGAATGGATGATGCACTAGTCCCATTACCAGGTTTGTTGGATTTGCGCCTATCAGGCGCACCAACAAAACGATCTACCATCTTCCAGGAGATTGCAGACCCCCCGATTGTAGAAGCTCCAACTCGAGGACGTAACCAGATGTCGAAGGTCCAGACCTACGATGGGGGAGCTTTGCTGGATAAGAAGGTTGGGCAGGAATACAAAAGCACAAAAGATCGCAGACGCACCACGAGGAATCTAACAGCCGCAGAGGTCTATGGCTTGTCGAGTGAGCGCAAACCTGCAGCTGCTCTCGATGCAGTGCGTGACTATAACAATGCAAATCTAGACTTTGTCAGCCCTCGCCATGACACGATGGTGGACCCCAAAAATCTAGCAGCAATGGCTTCCCTGGGAGCAGCAAAGAAAGGTTGGTATGAGGCATCAAACAAAGCAATCATGCAGGTCTTTGGGAAGAATGATGGCTCCCGATTTATTGCGTTGTTATCGGCAACTAGTCCGCAAACCTCGGTCGAAGCGAATCTGCGAAACACTCTGACGATCTGGAGAAACTGGGTCAATGCAGGCAGGCCAAAGGATCGAGAGAAAATCCTCAACATTATGGGGATGAGTGTAGAGGGGAATAAAGGCCGGGATAGTGTGTTGGAAGCTTGGGAAAACAATAGTGTCCGAGCCCTGACTCAGAAGGATCCCACCAAGATCAGGTTATCTGGTCCGAAGGTCCAGAGCTTCTATGAAAACCTGATGGGCAACCTCAACGAAGTCACCAATGACACCTGGATGGGAAGGGCAATGAACGTCCTCCAGGGGGCATTCTCCGGTAAGAAAACCAAGGTCACCACAGAGCGTCAGCAAGACCTCCTCGGGACTCGGTTTACTTTCCGAGGACCAGAGGAGCTAGGGGTCAAGAACACCAGCTATCTGGCTCTAAACGATGCAACGCGAGAAGCTGCTCAGATCCTGACCAAGCATACCGGGATTGAGTGGACTCCAGCTCATGTCCAGGAGAGTGTTTGGTCCTATGTGAAAACAGCAGTCGACTACGCCAAAAGCAAAGAATCCGGAGACATGAATGTTGAGGATGTGATCAATGAGGGCGTGATCACCGGAGAGATGATCGGCTCAACTCCTGACTTTGCAACGCTCCTATTGGACCCAGTGTATGGCAATAAGCTCGAGGGGATCCAGGACGATGTAGTTCTCAACAACTTATCAAACCTTCAACCCGGTGTGTTTGGAGCTGCAAACGTACCAGTGTTGTATCCAGAGCGAGTGCCCAAGATCGCCAACATGCTGCTCGATGTGACCCGGGCCAAGGAGGACACCGGATCCATCTATTTGCCCTATGAGTCTGTGCCAGGTGCAGCCTCTGGAATGTTCAGCGGATTACTCGAGACCACCCCAGCAATGAAACGCCTGGCTCGAGAATATTCAGCGGATCCTCGCAGTGACTACGACGATCCAAGTGGAGTTGATCGGCTAGCTACCCTAGCAGCAGACAAAGCAGCCAGACCCACCAGGGATGCTTTTGGAGCGTACACCAACTCAGCTGGCGTACTCGAGAACAATCCGGTCAGGATTGCTCGAGTCGAGTTTGGCGAAGGCAAGAAGAAAAAAGACGAAGCGGCAATGATGGAAAAGATGGGAGCCCTACAAGCTTTCCGAGGTGCAATGGATATCCAGGAGGGGAGCCCGGTCAGTTTCCCTACGCCCATGCGGACCCCTGGAGCATCTGCCACTTCAGCAAGAATCTATCTCGATGGGCCGATTGGTCCTCGGGAATACAAGGCTTTGGAAGCCCGGTATCCAACCTTGGAATTTGCAGATACGGGCAACGGAGTCAGCGTCAGCAATTACGACTTTGATCGGCTGCAAAAGGATCCAGAGTTCCTGGCCCAGGTGGAAGCCGAAATTGACATGTTGATTGATGACCAGGCGTTTTTGAATCGGACTTTTGGCAAGGGCACCCGAGCCCGGAAAACAAACCAGCAAGGGGATTACATTGATTACTCTGAGGAGCTGGCAAATCCCAACGAAGGCCGAGTCGCTCGGAGCTTATTGGAGAGATTCAAAAGCCCTAGCTTGTCTGGGCTCAAAACGAGGATGGGCTCTGATGCGATGTTGCGCCAGATGGTGCAAGACAAGGTGGATCGAGATGAGGAATTCAAAAGCCGCAGGAAGATCGGGCCACTACGTCAGGACGTACAAAATTTACGAAGGGCATTCTCAGGCTCCCTGGGTGAGGACTACCCGGAGATGGAAGGAGCTGGTGGCTTCCAGGGGATCGAGAAAGCTCTAGAGCTAGGGATCCCCCTAGCCTCTATGAGTGCGCTCGATCGTTTTCGAGCTGGTGTGTAACTCGCTCCAGGAATTCGATCTCTCGATCGATTTCTGAGTTATCAAACGTAGGACGTTGATCTACTGGAAGTCTGCGATACTTGTGAGCCCTCATGCCTCGGGAGAATCGCAACTCTCGGACACGTTCCTTGGCAACCCAGGCTTCCATCCCGGTGGCCTTAATATAATCTCTAACAAACTGATCATTTATCATGGACGAACACCAAAAGGCAGTGCAGTTGGGTGATGAGATCAAGAAGATCGCAAGCAACCCATCATTTCAGCAAGCGATCACACAGATGGTCGATCGGCAAATGCAAATCATTAAATCATCACAGGTGGAGGAAAGCAGCAAGCGAGAGAGTGCTTTTTTTTTACTGAGGGCAATCCAGGAGCTGCAAAACGAATTCAATGTCCTAGTCAATCGACGAGATCGAGCCCAGTTGGAAATCGAAAAAAATAGCAAAACCGAAACCAAAACGAGAGCAGCCAGAAAATGAGTCAAGTCTATCAAACTCCTGATGAAGCAGCGGACGCACTTGCGGCAATCCTCGAACCCGGGGAACCCCAAGCAGCAGAAGCCAAGCCAGAACCCGAGGATCATCATGCAATGCAGGACGAGGATCTAGAGGAAGATCAGCCTGCAGACGAGGATCTGGATGATGACGGTAATGAGGATGAACCTCTGGAAGAAAACCTCTACACTGTGGTTGTCGATGGGGTTGAGGAAAAGGTGCCATTACAAGAACTTATTAATGGGCACCAACGTCTCAGGGACTACACCCAGAAGACCCAAAAGATTGCAGCCGAGCGCAGGCAAATGGCAGATTTGACCAATGCCATGCAAGCCGAGCTGCAGCGAGTCCGCCAGTTTGCAGAGGAACTGCAAGCGGTGCCAGATATCCCAGAGCCTCAGATTGATTGGGATCATCTGTATTCGACTGATTCGGTCGAATGGGTCAGACAAAAGGAATTAGCCAGGGAGAGGCAGGAATTGCGATCACAACGGTCGCAGCAACTCCAACGCCTTTACCAACAACAAGAGCAGCTGCAAGCGCAGCAAATGCAAGCGCACATTCAAGAGCAACAAGCCAGACTCTTAGAGATCGTGCCCGAATGGAGGAACGCAGAGGTAGCCAAGAAGGAGAAGCCAGCCCTCAGACAATTCGCGATGAGCGAATACGGAATGAGTGAGCAGGATGTGTCTCAGGCCTACTCAGCGACGATGGTCAAGATGCTCCGCGATGCCTACCTTTACCACCAGGGGAAACAGAAGGTGCAAAAGGTCTCAGCTGGAGAAGTGGATCAACCTCCGAAAGTCCAGGGTCGAACACACAGGCAAGCGGATCCCCGAATCAAGCAGAAGAGAACTGCAGTTGACCGATTACGGAGAACTGGAAGGGTCGAAGATGCCGCTGCCGCTTTTGAAGCGATACTAAGATGAGATAAACGATGTCAACGACTAAAATCACGAATGCGGTCGCAACCTACCAGAGTAATATTTCCCAGGGTGCCAAAGAGCAGCCAGAAGACGTTTCAGCGATCATCCACAATATAGATCCAGCTAGCTCGCCACTTATTTCACTCGCTGGGACACGTTCTTGTAACAATACACTATTCGAGTGGATGACGGAGGAGCTAAGTCCGATTGCTACAGCAGCAGCAGTTGAAGGCTTTGAGGTGATTAATCAAGCCTCAACCTTAACCACACGTCTGAATAATGTGGTTCAACTGATGACCAGAAACAGCACGACCACCGGAACTGAGGAGAAGGTCACCCTCTACGGGAAACGGAGCCAACGAGCCCATCAGATGGCAAAAATTGGACGAGAGCTGAAGAGAGATCTCGACGCTGCCTTCATGCTGAACACTGCTCGAAACATTGGTAACGACACCACTGCTCGAGTGACTGCAACGCCACTGAGCTGGATCAAGGACAACGTCAACAAGGATGCTGGCGGAACCAACCCCACCGGGGATGGTTCCGACACCCGAGGAAATGGCACTGCTCGAGCGTTCACCCAGGCAATGGTCAATGACGTTATGCAGCAGTGTTATTCCAACGGAGCTGAGCCAAATACAATTTTGTGCGGACCACTGACAAAGCAGAAATTCTCCACATTTGGAGGCCGATCAATCGCTCGAGAAATTATCGATGCAAACCAGGCAGGAGCTGATGTCCAGGTCTTCGCCAGTGACTTTGGTAATTTGCGGATCGTGCCAACGAGACACATTAGAACAAGTACCCTATCTACTGGTTCGACGGGTCGCGAGATGGACGTTTTCCTGATCCAGCCCGATAAATTGAAGATCGCCTATCTTCGCAATTTTACCACATTTCGAGCTGCAAAGACCGGAGATGCAGACACTGACGTGCTGCTAGTCGAGGCAGGCGTTGAGGTGTCAGCACCGAAGGCGCATGGATTGATCACAGACCTGGATCCAACAATCGCCTGATGAAAATCAACACGATCCTCGATCACCGGGGATCTGTTGTCTCTCGCATACAATCAGACTCAACGGATCCCGGTAGAATACACCACATTCTCAGTCAAGATCTTCAACCTGTTTTTGATGAGATCGATTACCTGAGAAGCCATCTGCATGATCGCCCAACGGACATGCGCCCAGTGGCAACCATCCCAGCTGCAGTTGTTCAGCAGATGATCAACGAAGGCAGCTGGAATGATGAGGCCCATTTGAAGAAGTGGTTAAATGATCCGGATAATCGATGCTTTAGAATCTGGCCTGGGCACATATGAACTCCTACGCAGCCCTAACAGCAGCAATTAGCGATTGGCTCAATCGTGATGATCTGACGGATACCGCAGTTAACCAGTTTATCCAACTAGCGGAGAGTGAATTGAATCGCACTCTTCGAGTCTCTGAGATGCTGAGGAACGCCTATGCAGATAGTTCCGATAGCATCATCACCCTCCCCACGGACTTCCTGGAACTCAGGCACCTGATGCTCCAGGAGCAAAACAAATATCTGAAGCTTTGCTCTCCAGCCGAGCTGGACTCGATTCGCAAGAATGTTCCCCAAGGTGGAGAGCCCACTCATGCGGTGCTACTCAATGGCAAATTCGAGGTGGCTCCAGTGCCTACCCAAAGCTATCGATATGAAGTTTTGTATTATCAAACCATCCCAGCTCTGAGCAGCACCAATGTAAACAATTGGCTGCTCTTAGGTCATCCAGACATTTATCTCTATGGGGCACTCAGCAAGAGTGCTGGCTACATTGGAGAAGATGAGCGGCAAGGACTTTGGGCCTCTCAATACGCTTCTCAAATCGCTCAGCTCAATGGAGCGGATCGGAGGAAGCTCGAGCAAGGGATTCGCAAAAGCCTGGCATTTCGCAACATGGGTGGTCGCTCGAGACCAGCCTATCTTAAAGGTGGCTGATGCGATTTGGACAAGGCGTATATGGCTCAGGGATATACCAGCCTGATACATCCCCCCAGGCTGAGTCTGTGGGGTGGATCACGATCGATGCAACCTCGATTGCCTACAACCAGAGCATTGATGAAAGCAATGAGACCTACAGCACCAGCACTGATGAATCATCTGAATACTGGACAACAGTATGACTAGGCCTACCCTCACCGAATATCCAAACATTGAACTCCCCACCATTGATGGGGATCAGAACGTCTGGGGGCAAGTACTCAATCAGAGTGTGCAGGATTTATCAGCTCAGACCAAGACCAATGAGAACAATGTAGCTACTGCCACTGCCGCAATCGCTACGCTGAATGCCGATGTCAACACGGTGGGCAGTGTGCTGAAAGTTGTCAATGATGCACTAACTACCTTGAAGGGGGGAAGCACAAATACCCTATCTCAGATCGAATCTTTAATCACATCCAGTGGCACCACCGATGTGACCTCGATCAATAGCGCAATCAGTGAGCTGCAAGCAAACCTGGGCCACTCCGGAACAACGTTGACCACGTCTGTCAAGTCCTTGGCAGAGGCAAATCAAACCAAAGTAAATACCCTGATTAGCACGGACACCAACATGAGTGTCCGGGCGATCGTTGCGGATGTTCTGGGAAGTACCTCGACCGGGATCACGGGCACTGCAGCGCAAACGTTGATTGACAACTCGATTGCGGCAATCACTGGATCCTACACCGGGACTCTCCAAGCTCTCAAAGCCTTGATTGATGGCATTGATACCCGGCTGCAAACGGTGGAAGCAGCAGTGACCACGTTGCAGAATAACCAGGTCAGCAGCACTGACTTTACTGCTCTGCAGGCAACGGTCAATGGTAGCCAATCGGTCACTGGCCTAGTCACCAGGATGTCTGCCGCTGAGGGCACCCTGACCTCAGTGTCCCTTACTGCTACCAGTGCCCAGACTACTGCCAATGGGCTCAGTGGTCAGATCAGCACCCTGGGAGGTAGAGTGACTGCTCTAGAGGATTCCAACTTTGTCACAGGTTCAACGCTAACGACCTATGCGACAAAATCCTATGTCACAGGTCAAGGATACATCACTAGTGCGAATTTGAGTGGCTATGTGACTACGAGCAGCCTTACTGGCTATGGGTTTTTGACGAGCAGCTCCCTGACAAACTACGTCAGAACCGATGACTATAGCTATGTGCGGCTGAAGGGGATGCTTGGGCAATCCGGTGGGGTAGTCCCCAACGGGGTATTGGTCGGCAGCGATGGTACAAACCAAATCCTTTTCAACGATGGCAACATTTACTTCCGGACAAACAACATCGCAAAAACGGCAATATTTAAAAGCGATGCTGGCAAGCTCCGCTATTTATTCGGTGGAAGCAGTAATACCTTTGTCGATGGCAATGATGTTCAAGCCCTCTATCTCTTTGGCAGCTCTACGGGGTATGGGCGGATTGACCTTGAAAACAACGGAGACCCTTACTGGAAGAATCTAGCCACCAACGCCAGCAACGTTTCGCTGATTCAAACGGCAGATCTCTCGGGATATGTGGCTACCAGTGACATCACCTGGGGCAAACTCTACGCGATGATCAATGGGGTAAATCCGAATGTCCCATCATCTCAATCAAATTTGCCTGAGTTGCTTTATGTGAGACCTTATCTTGGGTCATGGCCCAACTACACAGGCAACACTGTTAGCCACCAAACCAATAAATTTATCGCAATTACCTGTGAAGCAGATAATGACTCAGGGGATCCTCATTTGCGAATAGCAGAGTATACCAGTGTCAATGACAATTCCCTCAGATTTGTCCATCTAGTGAATGGTACCTGATGCCAAACTTAACGACTCACTACCAGCTCAAAAAGCCGATTGTCAATAGTGTCGCAGAGGAGAACCAGTGGGGCACTTACCTAAACCAATCGCTCGATTTGGTGGACTCGGCTCTAAACAATTTAGCCACAGCAGTGGCAAGCGTTTCTACGACTTCGCTAACTGCTTCGATCGCAAATGTGCAAGAAGGGTTGCAGGCCAACACCAACAATATTTCTGCGCTCAACACGAACATCACCAATCTCAAAGGGGGCAACACTTCACTCACGATCGCTGGGATCAGTGATGAGCTAACAAGCCTCTCGAGCCAGATCACCAATCTCTCGAATACAGTGGATGGGATCGACACCTCCGGAGTAGCTTCCGGGGTGGCTGATGGCACAATCACAACAGCCAAGATTGCTTCAGAAGCGGTGACTACGGCAAAGATCGCAGGAGCTGCCATCAACGAGAGCAAGCTGGCTCAGAATGCAGTCACTACTGTCAAAATCAAAGATGAGGCGATCACTGGTCCAAAGATCAAGGATGCTGCGATCACCGGGGGGAAGATTGCAGATGGAGCCATTGACACCACGCACATTAGCAGCAGCTACACGATCATCCCCAAACCCGGGGTTGCCGATGCCGGGAAGAATCTCTTCTACGATGGTGATCAGCAGACGATTGTCTGGCGCAGGCAAAATGGAGTTACTCAGCTTGCCAATTATGCCGCAATCTTCTCAGCAACAGGGATCGAGAAAGGGGATATCGTTGTAGTCAATAATGGGGGCATTGCTGGTGGGATTGGGACGAATGACTACGCAACAGCCATTGGTGGATTTGCAACACCAGCTGAGCTGGATGCCAATAGTGTCTTCCTGGCGTTGACCCAGACTCCAGCAAATCCATCTCACCTGTTGACTCTCTTTACCGGGTCCAATGGGGTAACTGATGTGTCCACAAACCAGGCTGGAGACACTGCTACATTCACCCTGGAAGATGGCACGACCTACGACATCGATTTGCCAATCTTCAATTTGAATAATCTCTCCGTTGGTTCGCTGAATACGGAAGACTATCTACTCTTCTACGATAAGTCTTTGGGTCAGCAGAAGAAAATCACAGCAGTGGATTTTTCTTCTGCGCTCAACCTGGCTCAGGGGTCAATCTTCGCGACTGCTGAGCAGGGAGATCTTGCAGACACAGCAGTTCAACCAGGTGCCAACGTTTCGATCTTTACCAACGATGCTAACTTTTTGACCCAGACCCAGGTAGATCAGCGAATTGCAGACTACACCGCTCAGCAAGGGTTCATCACCAGTGTGGATGCCCTGGATGGGGGGAGTGGTGGAGGAACGAATTTGATTGGAGCGATTGTCAACATCACGCTTCGCACAACAGACAATCACCTGGTCCTCAATCATACGGGTAATTTTACGTCTACGAATACGTTTATCAATTCAGACAACCATCTAATTTTTAGTATCTGATATGCCTCAATTAGATCTCGGCAGAGTTGTCCCTTTCAATCGAGGGGAATGGGCTGCATCCACAACGTATGAGTTTTTGGACGAGGTCCAATACCAGGGGTCGACCTATGTCTCGATCAACGCGACCTCATATGTGTCCAGCGTAGCAGATCGCCCAACCACCGCATCAGGGCAATCCACCTATTGG